TCAATAGGTGGCTACTTTACCAGATTCTTTTGTGTCTGTAACGACAGATTGCACGTATGACAATAACCAAAAACTTTTTCGTCCATCCTTGTATGGCTTATGGTATCTGCCTTCACGAATCCGAGCGTCTAGAGTTTCAGGTTCGATATTGAGCATGTGTGCAAATTCTTCACGACCAACTCGGCGTTCTTCTTTTGACTGAGCAATACGTTCAGCTACTGCAACAATCTTTTCTAGAATACTCGCCTCTATTTTAACTACTTGTCCCATTACCCCTCCTTACTTTCCGCTTTAACTTCTTTCAGTGATTCAATTGACTTAATCCAACTTAAAATGTGTGGCTTAGTTATTTCATCCTGACCGTGAAACCAGTAGAACTTTTTTTCTTTTTCAAGAACGTAATAAGGTTCACCAGATCCATTAGGCACAAGAAAATAATGGGTAGCATCTTTTGGTGCTGATTCAAGTATTTCAAATTCACTCATCCCTCAGCTCCCGATTCAATATCCAACTTCATTGCACCTTCTTCTGGATATTCGGTCATCCAAAAGTAATAGCCTTTTCCACTGTGGCCATCTTCAAAGAATTTAATTGTTAGTTCATTATCAAGTTGATCTAAATCTTTCTCACCATCTGGATTTACAAATTCGAGAAGGCTTTTTAGTTGATGACCGCTAAGTGTTATGCTCATTGTTCAGCTCCAGATACGTTTGGCACACTATGAAAATGCATCCAGTGTGAAGGCGGATCATTATGATAATTTGCCCATACACTATTTAAATCTTCATCAATAGTCATATAGTCTTGTTCGGGGGTAACATCAGGTGCATCAGCCCAACAAATAAGTACCATTATGTCAGTAGGTGGCCATTCATCATCCACGCTGATCCAAGTTGGCAACACCTGAGCACTGGCGTCATTCCATGCGGCATCCCAAATCAACCAAGCTTCATGACGAGGACTAGTTGGTAAATATCTGTGTCCTGTTAGTGCCTCTTGTCTATCTAGTTGACGTTTTAAACTTTCATAACTGCAATTACATTCTTTGGCATGAAATCTTTCAAAAGCTTCTCTTTTTTTATTTAGATCAATCATTACCTAAGCCCTCAAATATTCTTCTTTAGTCCACTCAACAAACTCTTTATAAAGTTGTTGAGCGGGTTTGTTTAATCGGTTGTGATAGTCGATTGTTATTCGCCGCCAAGCGACTGGTACCGCATAATGCTTTGTTAGAAACATTGCTTGATCCATGCCTTGCCGGACTATTACGTAGCCCAGCAATTGCAAGTAGTACATAAAACCAAGCATGTGTTTTTGGCTCACTTTCTTGTACTGATCCTTCATATTAGAAACCATCTCCTAATAGATAATCAGGTTCATCCTCTTGATGTGGTGTAGATGTATGGTTCTCTAATTCAAAGCGGCGTTTCTTAACAAAATCCATGAGTCGGGATTGAATCTGTGGATCTCGTGCGGCCACATCTATTTCCAAAGCATCCAATGTAGTGAGGTCGGGCGCGTTTTGGATCTGGACCATTAGTGAAGGTGGTTCACTTTCTACAGGCTTTTCATCTGCAAGCTCAGTCAAACGCTTGTGAGTAGCTTTGAGTAAAGGATCCATTTGTTTATCTGACCATGTACGGGTGTATCGATAAACCGCATTTACTTCTGCAGGTGTTTTTGACTCTTTCACACGCTGTAGAAGAGTATCTAGGGTTTGCTGATATTCTGGATCTACTTTAGGCTCGTTAGTTTCTGGAACTAACAGATCCTCAGATGTGGTGACGTTAGTTTGTTCGGTAATAACAATTGTTGGTTGAATTTCTGCAGAAATAACTTCAATAGGCTTTTCTGCTTTTGATTTTTTGCCTCTCTGTTTTTTAGGTTCCTCACCAAGACGAATAACACTTAAATCATTGTTGATTTCAATACCGAGTGCTTTTGAAAAAGCTTTTAATTGAAGCTTGGCGTTTTCTGCATCACGTTGAACGAAGCCACTGTTAATAGAATCAATTAATGCGTTAGTTTTGAAATCTAAAACATAGACCGTAGGTGAATATGTACTGATTACAAAAACTTCCTGACCGTCTTCATACTCATCAATAGTTAATGGCTTTGTGAATGCAATGCCAGCCAGTTCAATAGTTTCGATTTTGATGCAGAATTCAAAACCCGGTTTGCCAAAAACAGAAGCGGGGAATTGATCTAAATCGGCAAAGTCCAACATGTCTCCAATAGGACGACAAAGAACAGTTTTACCTTTTTGAAGAGCTGCAAATGCTTCTTGAGCAGTTAAAATATTTTTCATGTTCTTATCCTTTTTTAACCGAAACTAATTTCCAAAAACTAAGATGCTTTCTATCGAAAAAGGCACCTCTACCTAATTCTTTAACTGCCGCACGGAAAAGAGTGTCTTCATCCGCGTCTTCGTCAGCCCAAACTTTCACATTGCCTTCATATTGGGCATAAAAGCCTGGTGTACTTTGAACTCTAACTATCCATTCGCAACGCTCAATCATGCTGTCAACCCCGTTTTAGCTAATGTTTCAATGTCTTGTTTAACTGCCTTAAGTTTTGCTGCTTCAATTTGGATAAGGGCATCTATGCCGAAGTGCTCACAAACTGTTTTTACATCGAGGCCACGTTCAGCAATAAAGTTTTGAAGTTCGTCTCTTTGTTGATCTGAGATGCCGTTAAATTCTGGTGGACTAATCCAAGTGCCACGTTGCTTATCAAACGTGCAATTCAATGCTTTAGCTCTCATTAACATTGCTTGGCGCATGTTCTGGTAATACAT